GCAAAAGTTGTTTGACGAACTGGACGCGGAGTTTCATTTCACGCTGGACGCTGCCGCCAGTGACGAAAACCACAAGTGCGCGCGGTATTTCACGCAAAACGATGATGGTTTGCGGCAAAATTGGGAGGGCGAAACGGTGTTTTGTAACCCGCCCTATGGGAACAAGGAAACCGGACTGTGGACGGAAAAATGCTACCGCGAGGGACAGAAGCCGGGGACAACGGTTGTTCTACTGATTCCTGCGCGGACAGACAGAGCCAGCTTTCACGACTATGTTTTGGGCAATGCGGAAATTCGATTCCTGCGAGGTAGGCTGAAATTTGACCTGGACGGAAAGCCGATGGGAACGGCGCCGTTTCCCAGCATGATCGCCATTTGGCGAGGAGGATTGACATGACCACATTACGCATGATTCCCGGCATTACATACACCCGGAAAAACCTTGAAGCACTGACCGGGATGCCGGACAGAGAGAACCGACGAATGATCCGGGCGCAGCGGCGGCAGGGGGTGCCCATTGTGGCGCTGAAGGACGGCGGATACCGCCTTGCCGAGACCGACGAGGACAAGAAGGCGCTGCTGGACATGTACCGCAAGCGGGCTCTGGACGAGCTGGCCACATACAGCAGGCTTGCAAAGGCTATGCAGGTGCCGGGTCAGATGACCGTGGAGGAGCTGCTGGAGAGAGCGAGGGGCGTATGACGGTATACATGCGAGTAAGCCGCGACAAGTACGAGCTTCCGGATGCCGTTTCGGAATCTATCATCGAGCTGGCCAACATATGCGGCGTCAGCTGGCGGACGATCTACCGGGCCGTGTACGGAGGCAAGCGTACCAAAGGACGTCCCAAGTATGTGGCCGTACCGATAGGGGAGGGAGACGATGATTGAGATAACGGTGCCGCTGGCACCCGTCACAAAGAAAAATTCGATGCGGATTATGCACAGCAGCAAAACGGGGAAGCCGTTTATTATGCCGTCCCAGAAGTATATGGACTACGAGGCTGAAGCTGTATGGCACTGCAAAAGAGCCAGAGTGCAGCGCCCCATTGAGGAGCCTGTGGAGGTCAAATGCCTCTTTTATATGCCTACCCGGCGGCGAGTGGATTTGACAAATCTGCTGGAATCCATCGACGATGTGTTGGTGAGGGCCGGTGTACTCAAGGACGACCACAGCGGCATTATCGTTAGCCACGACGGGAGTCGGGTGCTGTACGACAAGCAGAATCCCCGCACGGAGGTGTACATAGCCGACTATGAATGATTTTGATTACGACTGCATGCAGAAAAAACGCATAGCGATGGGCGCATTTGCTCACATCAACAGAAAACGCGGTGGGTGCTCGCTCCCCAGCGATACCCTCACCGAAAAGCAGAGGAAGGAGAAAAACGGAGAAGTGAAAAGCTATAATATCACGCGGCCTATGCCGTGGCATGAATTTAAGGCTATGCCGGAGGATCTGAAGCGCGAGTTTTTCCGCAACATGCAATCTTTCGGTGGTACGGCCAGATGGCTGGCGGAGGAAATGAACGTTTGTGATGCAACGATACGCCGCGAGGCGGAATTAGTAGGTGCGCCATTCCGGCGCGGTGGCCGAAACGAAAAAATGTGGCAGAGCAAAGTTACAGAGTGGGCTAATACGGATGCGGTGGCCGTACATACGGCAGATGCGCAGAGCGAGGGGGGGCACGTCACCGCCGATGTACCGGAAGGCAAAAAACCACAGGTGGGAGCTAAGCTGCTGCATGCCCGGCTGGAGATGAGCGGAGACAGGGAAGCCTTGCTGGCGAATCTGCGGGTGCTGCTGCCGGATGAAGGGCAGGTGACGGTGGAATGGTGAAAAGAAGCGTGTTAATCGTGGCTCTGCTTGTAGCAATCTTGGGGGCCTTGGGCATTGCGTCTGCCACAGAGGACAGCGGGCAAACGCCGGAGACTGTAGTTGTGCCGCCGGTGGTGGTTCTGCCCCGCGATGCGCCGCAGGAGACCCAGGAGACGCGGACATGCGTATTTACCGTCACTGCGTACTGCCCCTGTGAAAAATGCTGTGGGGCGTATGCAAATGGCTACACAGCTACCGGCGAAAAGGCTATCCAGGGCGTGACGATTGCCGTAGACCCAGATGTGCTTCCGATGGGTACGGAAATAGAACTGGACGGCCATACATACACCGTGCAGGACACCGGGGGCGCCATTGCCGGGAATCGGCTGGATCTGTATTTTGACAGACACGAGGATGCACTCCAATGGGGTGTGCGGGAAAAGATCGTGAGGTGGGCCGAATGAAAAGCCCATGCGTAAAAGAGTGCCCGGAAAGGCTCCCCTGCGGGGCCTGCCGGAAGAGCTGCGAGGCGTTCCTGGCATATGAGGCCCAGCGGCTGGAGGAAAAGCCCTGGGTGGATAGGTCCAACACCGCCGCACGAGAGCGCTATGTGCGGCAGAGCGCGAGGTTTGCAAAGGCCGGGAAACGACACATGAGATAGGAGGACTGACAATATGGATGCTGTGAAGTTTTTTATTGAGGAACGCAACAGAATGTGCAAGAGTTTTGATGCTGGATGTGAAGGGTGCCCTGCTTTTAATGTTTGGGAGCATGAGCTAAGTTGCGCAGTTGGTCAATTGTCAACGCTGGACGCTACGGCTCAGATTGCCATAGTCGAGGCATGGTCTGCTGCACACCCACGCAAGACACGGCAGAGTGTGTTTCTGGAGCAGTACCCGGAGGCACGCATCGGAGATAATGGTGTGTTGCATGTAGATCCCTGCTCGATTTCCGCGTCGCACAGAAATGCAAGCGGTAGCTGCGCAACTATGAAACGCGAATGCAAGGACTGCCGCCGCGAGTTCTGGATGCAGGAGGTGGTGTGAAATGACAAAACAAGAAGCTGCTGCTATGTTAGTGCAGTTGTATGCAGACTACTCTACCTTGTGCGACAAATATGCGTGGTCTCCCAGTGATGGGATGTCAGAGGCAGTAGCAATAGCTGTGCAGTCGTTGCAGGAGGTGGAGTGATGCGGTTAACTATTATCTTCAAGGACGAGTTTGAGGAGCACATGAAAAAGCAATTCGGGACTTTCACGAATCCGCAAGTCTATGGCGTGAAGTCCGTACACATGGAAGGCGGGTACCTATACTCCACTCTTTCGGACACGGTTCGCTGGCGTATGGATGACATTTCCAGATTTTACTGTGAGGGGGGCTGAAAGATGGCGATGCATAGAACGGTTAAATCCAACCTGGATTGCGCCGACTGCCTGTGCCGGGTATGCGCGAGAAATACGGTGAACGATTCAAGTAACCCCACAGTAGCCTACAAGGAGTGTGGCTGCGACGAATGCTGCGTCGGCAGCATTGTAGTAGAAACCACCGAGGATTGCATGCAGTTCGCGCCTGACTGTGACAGCTGCGATATGGGCTGCGATGTCACCGGCACCCGGTGTCCGAGATTGGAGGATGAAAACGCATGAAAGCTGTACTGATAAGCATCCGCCCCAAGTGGGTGGAGAAGATCGCCAACGGCAATAAGACGATTGAAGTGCGCAAGACTCGCCCGAAGCTGCAAACGCCGTTCAAGTGCTATATCTACTGCACGAAGGATGCAAAAATGCAGTGGTGGACAGGCTCTCGATATTCCTATGCGGATGATCACAGCCACAACGCATTTGATAAATGCGGTAACGGGAAGGTCATCGGAGAATTTGTATGTGATTGTGTCACGCCCCTGTATAATGTTTGCACGGATGATTGGAAGAGGCTGACCGGAGGACTTCACCGTATAGAAAAGGAGCTTGTCAATCAGGCGTGCCTTACAGAAGCGCAGCTTCACACATACGCGGGTGAGAAGAATTGCTTTGCGTGGCATATCTCCAACCTGAAAATCTACGATACGCCGAAGGAACTGATAGAATTTCACACTTGGACAAAATGCAAATCATGCAGCAAAAGCGGGTACGAAAGCACAGCCTGTATCTATGATGAAAATTGCATGATTCCAGCGGCGATTACTAAAGCACCGCAAAGCTGGTGCTATGTGGAGGAAATGTGAATGAAAGAAATTAATTTTGACGACTTGCGCCAGCTTTTGCTTTACCGGCGCATTGTGAAGTGGAACGACGACCGCATTGAACTGGACAACGGCGTAAAAATCCGCATTGAAATGACGGACTACGACTGTTGCGCTTATGCGGCAGGTGTATTTAAGAATGTGGTGCTGGATGCCGCTATCACCAGCGTTTCGGAAATAGAACGCGAAAAATGGGAGGATAGTGACACCTACGGCTGCCGCGCAAGGGTGACGATCATGCACAACATGAACCCTATTTGCGAGGCATACGCAAACGCAGACGCTGGGAACGGCGGTTATTACTACTCCATTGCATCGTTTATCGTGACGATGCCCGGTGTAGACGAGGAGGGCGCGTGCGAGTTCGCAAATAGCGAATTTGAGGTTCAGGAGCAGGACGGCGCTACTTTTGACAGGAGGATTTTGTGATGACCGAATTGAAACCATGCCCGTTCTGTGGGTACAAAGGTGTCGAGATACTTGCAGATGATAACGAGTATTTATTCTACCGATTCTTTGCACAGTGTCAAAAATGTGGTGCTGGGGCAAAAAGAGGACACACGGAAGAAGATGCCATTAAAGAGTGGAACAGGAGGGTTGACAATGGCTGAATACATTAAACGAGAAGCCGCGGTGAAAGCTGCGAATGAGTGGGTAAGCGAGGCGTGCATGGCACCCGTGATGCGGGTAAGCAGGTTGTCCGAGAAATTGCAAAAAGTGCCCGCCGCTGATGTGGCCCCGGTGGTGCGGTGTAGGGGTTGTAAACACTGTAAAGAAGCGACTGACCACGAAGAGCGCGGTTTTTTCTGCGCGATTTGGGGGCGCGGGTGGCATCGGGTGCAGCCTGACGATTTTTGCTCCTACGGCGAACGGAAGGACGGTGAAACCGATGCTTGATGACTGCAAATGGATGCAGGACGAAATATGCGTCAATGCGGATTGCCCGGCGTGTGCGGATTATTGCCCAGTGGCAAATACACCGGGCGTATGCAAATACGAGGAAAGGGGTAATAGCGATGCTCAAAAGGGCGAACGGCAGACCGGTGCCAAATAATCCGGCTAAGGCCTACGAGCTGGGCCGCCTGGATGGCACCAAGCAGTGCATGGACAATGTTTCCTGTGTGCTGCTGGACAAGCTCGGATTCCATGTGCGGGAGGAAACGCCGGACGAGCACGACACCCGCAGCCTGGAATACTTACAGCAGTGCCTTGTGGAGCTGGTGGAGGCCAAAAACAACGGCTATGTAAAGATGGCGGACATCGAAAAGGCCCTGCGGGGCGAATATAAGATGGTAAACAGTGCGGAGTAAAGGAGGGAAAATGAGCAAAAAGGCGACGCTGCCTTATGACGTGCGGTTGGAGTGCATTGCTTATGTGCGTGGATATCCGCGCCGGGTGCGGGCGTATCGCGAGGCCCGGGCGGAGATCTTGGACGGGACGCATAGCGCCACAGAGGGCATGCCAAGAGGACAAGGCGCCGGCAGACCCGCCGAGAGCAAGGCGGAGCAGCTTGCAGCCATAGAGAACTGGCCGGAGACGCAGAAGATGCTTGCGGTGGAATACGCTATAGACCGCTGTGGCAGAGATATCGGTAGCGATGCAATCCGGCGGCAGCTGATATATGGCATCATGCACAACTGCCAAGGTAAGCACAAGTATGCCCGTAATCGGATCGTGATTCCCGGGATTAGCGAGGCAACATTCAGCCGGAGGAAGGAGAGATTTCTGCATGACATAGCGAAATATGCAGGGTTACTCGTGAAAGGTGATACAGATTCCACTTAATGATGTGCTACAATAGGTACAGTGGATGATAGGACATGGTCATTCACGCGATTTCCCAATCATCACTTTTCCTCCCTTCTATGCGCCGCCGGTATTGGGCGCACCTTACGGCACCGAAAGGTCATACCGGCACAAACAGCCTATAGGGAAACCTATGGGCTGTTGTTATATGCCGTGCGCTCGTTGCACCCCACAATCCGGGGCGGGAGGTCGCACCTCCCACACGGCACCAACAGGACCCTCCGCACCTCTCAACGATGTGGCCCAGGAGGGACATTTAGGGGCGAATGTTCCAAGGCTGGCGAGGCGGTCTCCAAAACCGCTTGGGTGGGTTCGATTCCCAACCGTCCCTGCCAGAGGCCGGGTAGCACCCGGACACTGTGAGACCGTTCGTCGTGGCTCACATGGAAATGACAATGCTCGCTGAAAACTGCGCGTGAGGATGCGTCCTCCTTGCCATGACCGAACAGCGGCGCTTGAGATGCTTGCGGGGCCTCAAGCGGGCATGAGCGTGTGACAATCTAAGCGGGAAGACGACCAATATGCGGCATAGGTGCCCCGTAAGGGGAGACCACAGCGAGTGACGGGGACTTTCCCTGAAGCGCTAAAGCAGGGCAGGACTGCAATGCCGCACCAACCACACAAGCGGGCGAGGAAGCGCGAGAAGTTAAGTACACACAAGCTGTGGCCACAGCGGCGGACAGTTAATCCGCAAAAACAGTGTGCGGCTGATGAAAAGGCGCGGCGCGGTGTGGTGCCAAAATAACTGTGTAACCCATGTTTGAGAGCTTCCAGAAGGCCGCATGGGAGGGGAAAGACTGTTACTGTAGCCAAGGGGTGGGGGCTGGTGGCAAATTAGGAATAATGCGGCGCGTTCTCCACAGCCGCAAATAAATATTTAGGAGAGTAAACATGGATAATGAATTGATGATTTTTGAAAGCCACGAACAAGCGGTAGTGAGCAGCCGTGCGATAGCGGAAAGATTTGGAAAAGAACATCGGAATGTGACGAGGGACATTGAAAAACTCACTGCTCAAAATCCTGCGGTGAAAAACATGTTCAAAAAAGGCTTCTATGAGACAGAGCGCGGCAGAGGATACAAAGAGTACCTTATGAACCGCGACGGATTCACGCTGCTGGCGATGGGCTTTACTGGAAAAGCCGCGCTGGAATGGAAACTTAAATACATTGAAGCGTTTAACCGGATGGAGGCGTTCATCCGGGAGAGGCGGTCAACGGAATGGCTCATGACGCGCAAGCAAGGAAAGCTTGTCCGCAGAGCCGAGACGGACACACTGGCAGACTTTGTAGAATATGCAGAAGCGCAGGGGAGCCGTAATATGCGGAAGCAGGTATATACGATCTACTCGCGCCTTGTAAATGAGCTTGTTGGGATTGAAGCAGGACAACGAGATAAAGTTCCCTTCAAGACCATTTCTGTAATTGGATTCCTTGAGGATATGATCCTGCACACTGTGGCGGAAGAAATGAAAAAAGGAACGCATTACAAAGAAATTTATAAGATTTGCAAAGCGAACGGGGAGCAAATCATGAAGTTCGCATATCTGCCCGCTCTTATTGCGTAACGGGCGGGACGGGCAGAAAACAAGGAGGAAAAACGACTATGGAAATCATCAAGCCTGGCAGAGTCATGAGAGCAAAGCTGGAATGCCCGGAATGCGGGTGTGAATTCGCCGAACAGGAGTGACGCATAATGGCAACAAAGAAATCTACTGCCATAGCAAAAACAAAGGATAACCGACCAGAGACCGGCAGAGGCGGGAAAAGAAACTTCCCTCAATCTTTGCCTGACCTTAGCAGCGATGAAGATAGAGCCCTTGTATCTCGCCTACTTACGGAAGCTCTTGTAGAATACAGACAGCCAAGGGTAAAGAGTGACGAAGAACTCACGGAGAGAATAAACGACTATTTTGCCCGGTGCGCTGAGACAGGACAGACCCCAACAGTAGAGGAACTATACATGACAACAGGCTACTCAATTAGCACGGTTAAGGACTGGCTATACGGAAAACGCAAGGGATTTAGCCCCGAAACGGCAACCATCATAAAAAAAGCCAAGGGGTTTTTGCAGACTTTTGACGCAAAACTTGTGGTTTCCGGGAAGCTGAATTTCCTTGCCTATTGCTTCCGTGCCAAGAACTATTACGGAATGGTGGACAAGCAGGAGATGGTTTTGACACCGAACCAGCCGCAGATTGAGGGCTTGACTCCCGAACAGCTCCAGCAGAAGTACATAGAAGCCAGCGACTTTGATGCAAAATGAGCCGAAACAGAGCGACTTTTGCACGACTTTCCGTTAACTTTCGGAAAGCGGGCAAGAAAAATCCCGCCTTTATACACGGAATTTTGTAAACGACTATGATTTTGGGGCAAAGTAAGCGACTTTGGAGCAAACTCTTGCGACTTTGCCAGCGACTTTCGCACAGAGGGGAACGACTATGCCAGCGACTTTTGCGGAGGGCCACGCAAGGCGAAGCAGCCGCCGGAGACCCCCGGCCATCGATAGCGCACCGCCGGAGCATGCCGCCCCCCGACAAGGCAACAGGGGCACAGGGACGGCGGCAAGCTGGAAGCGCAAGCGGCAAGCCACGGAGCATGAGACAACGCCACGCCATAAGGCCATAAACAACGGCCACAGGGAAAGCAGGGCGGCGGCGGTATAGGGATAGCCCAAAACATTAAAACGCCTTACAGGCGCGTTAAAATGGCAAATAAGGCACACAGCAGAAAAGCCCCCGGAATACACCGAGAGCAAAAGAATACCCCGCACAGCGTGAGCCATGCGGGGCAATGTTATTTTTGGAGCTTTGCAAGGTCAAGAAGCAACAACACGGGCTGCAACAGGATATACAATAAGATCAAGAGCGGCACCTCCTTACACGGCAATTGTAGCACATACGCCGGAGCAGGTCAAGCGAAAGTGAACCGCCGGGCGGCCTATTATCTATCATTTTGTTAATAATATTCACCGCCTTTTCAGTTTGCTTTATATATCCATTGTCCAACCCGGACAACATCGCATTTATACCCCCAAAAATCCCGGCGCATTCCCGCAACACTTCCGGACACATGGATACAAGGACAATTTACAATGTACTTATTTCCGCCCGCATTTATCCACGCTTTCAAGGATCTATAATAATGGCCTGTTGTTTTCATTGTATCCCCCCACCTTTCACGAAAATGTAAAGCGCCGTGTTTCCGTGGCTTTTGTATACTGCGCCGCAACCCCGGGCAGCTCCCGCTTTAATGCTGTAGTATCGATGCGAGAACTTGTAACGGCCTTATATGTGGCCTTATGTTCTGCCCCTGTTACCGTGGCGGCGATCTGTTCGCCCATCCGGATATACTCCGCAAGCTCTTTCATAATGCTGTCAATGTTCATGTTACAACCCCCTTAAAACAAGATAAACAGATTAGAACAACGCCCGATAATGGCGTATAACTGCCCGGTTTCGGTATCTTCGACCAATCCGCCATTGATACCGTAAACGCCGGAAGAATAGCCCACCTTTTCAAGCCTGCGCAGCGTGTAAATATACTCGCTCGGCTTGTTGGTGTAGTCTTCTGCGACACCAAGCCGCACAAGCTCCCGCAGCTCCCGTTGCTTATACTTCCTCATTGCTGCACCTCCTGCCGGGCGGCCCGGATCGCCGAATACACGCGGCGGAAAGCCTGACGCAGTGCCCGGGCTTGCACATCAAGCCAGTCTTCCCGGCTGTTCGGCCTGCGGTCGCCGTTGCGGGTCTTTTTAAGCTCGGACGGGGTGCAGAGCGCGGCGGCGATGTCTCCATCATACACAAGGGCCGAGCCGCCCCAGCTGTATTCACTCCAGTCCCGCGCGCCGTTCAGTGCTACGGCCTCGGCGGTGGTCCATGTTGCGAGATCGTCGGCAGAGATATAACCGTCTTTGTAGTATTCCGCGATCTGCTGCAGCATATCCACGGCATAGGCTGTAACGCCCCGGCTCCATGCGCTGCGGTCCTTGCGCTGCTCCAGTGTCTCCTTTACCTTTGCAAGTACTGTTGTATAATCCATCGTATTACCTCCCGGCCCTATGGCCTTATCTCTTGCCAACGGCTGCCGGATGTGGTATACTCTCCGCGCTGGCCTGTTGGCTGGTTTGGGGGCGTTCCCGGGTTGCTTTGGCTGGCTACCGGGTGCGCCCTCGGCTTGTATGTGTCTATTGTAATGCCCATTAGGGTATTTGTCAATAGTTATGGGCAATATAATGCCCTTAAAATATAGATAATAATTTGTGTGGGTATTTGTATAATATGCCCATTGTGGTACACCCTAACGCCGTCCCGATGTAGCGGCAGGGCGGGACGATCTCCGGCGGGTATGGCCGGGGGTGGGGGATATGCGGCGGAAGCCGGGGCCGGGGTTAACCGTGAATGGCGAACGCAAAACAAAAGGCGAGTTTTAAAAATCCCGCAAAAAATAAAAAGCCGTTTTTGCCCCATGTTGTAAAATCCGGCAAAAACAAAAAGGTTATTTTGGGCATAAAACATATTGACACAAATTATGCCGTGTGCTACACTACCCTTACAAGATGAAGGGAGCGATGCACATGAAAGTCGGATATATTCGGGTGTCCACAGAGGAGCAGAACACAATCCGCCAAGAGATACTGATGAAAGACCTTGGTGTGGAGCGTGTCTACATGGATAAAGCGAGTGGCAAGAGCCGCACAGGCAGGCCGCAGCTGGAAGCGATGATGGATTTCGTCCGAGAGGGCGATGTGGTCATTGTTGAAAGCATCAGCCGCTTTGCGAGAAGCACGAGGGACTTGTTGACGCTGGTAGAGCAGCTCACAGAAAAAGGTGTGGGATTTGTATCGCAGAAGGAATCCATTGATACGAATACGCCGCAGGGCAAGTTCATGCTCACGGTGTTTGGCGCAATGGCAGAGCTGGAGCGAGAGCAGACCTTACAGCGGCAGAGAGAGGGCATAGCGGCGGCAAAAGCGGCTGGTAAGTACAAGGGGCGGCAACCAATAGCTCTTAATGACGATTTGGTTAAGTCGGTACATGACCAATGGTACAAAAACGAGATAACCACATCCTATGCAATTAAGCAGCTTGGAGTGAGCCGCAATACCTTTTACCGCCGGATGTGGGACTACGAGGATTCCGCAGGGATTCCGAGACGGCGCTGAGAGAGGGAGGAAAGAGAAATGAAAAAATCGAATCCTGCCAAGCAGAAGAAAATGATAATCGTATGTACCATCCTGCTAATTATTACCCTTGCTGTTGCATACAGCAACAAAGATGACGAACAGGCACCTGCCAAAGAAGACCAGTACACACCGGCAAGCTTTGAGGAGATTTATCAGGCTTACAAGGATAACGAGCTTGTGGCAGATGATTTATACAAAGGCAGACGGTATGAGGTAACCGCCACAATCAACGGGATGGAAACCGGTGGGCTTATGAACATGACCGGCGGGGCTACCCTGACGATGGAAAAGAAGATTGGGAATACAATCGTTGTATTTCTTGCCGAATTTGAGAGAGACCAAGAGGAAGCCTTGAAAAACATTAAAGTCGGAGACGAAATCACATTTGAGGGGACTTGTTATAGCGCAGGTTCTTGGTCAGATTGTGAACTTGTAAACTAACTTTGCATAAAACCAAATAGAATGGACTACCGATTTTTCGGCAGTCCATTTTTTATTGCAGGAGGACAAATGGATTATCGGAAGATTGCGGAAAGCATCAAAAACCGCATAGAGAAAACGCATGACCGGGAAGCCTACAAGGATTTGCTGGCGTTGTGCATTGGGTACGAAGCGGAAGATTTTGCTGCGGCGCACCAGTTAAATTCCGAAGTCCGAAAGATGACCTCCGAAGCGTTGCGTAACGGAAACCCAAAAGACGCGGAGTATTTCTACACGCTGCATAAGCAATCCATGCTGTTTGACGCGCCGCATGATTTCGATACCTTCCTGCTGTATGTGGAGATGGACAGAAAGCCGGAGAAGCGGTTTTACGCTCCACGCAGGCGGTATCTAAGACCTATTGTGCAAGGGTATCAAGATGTTCTTGACGGCAAATTAAGGCTGCTGACCATTTCGCTTCCGAAAAGAGCCGGGAAAAGCCAGCTTGGAATCAATTTCATCAACATGATTTCCGGGAGAAACCCGGATAAATCGTCTTTGATGGAAGGCACGGGCGATGATCTTGTGCGAAGCTTCTACAACGGCTGTCTGGAATATCTGCAAACGCCGAACGAGTACTTGTTCTATGATGTGTTTCCGGACGCTCCTTTAGTGCAGACCAACGCAGACACGAAAATTATCAATCTGCGGTCTAAATCCAGATTCCCCACGGTCATGTGCCGGTCGATTGACGCACGGCAGGTTGGCTTGTCGGAAGCAACCAATGTCCTTTATTTGGATGACTGTGTGGAGGGCAGAGAGGAAGCGAAAAACCGTCAACGGCTGGATGATAAGTGGGAAGTAATTTCCGGCGATATTTTAGGCCGTGCCATCGAGGGTACGCCTATTGTGGCCACCGGGACGAGATACTCCCTATATGACCCCATAGGGCATTTACAGGAAGAAGCGCAAAAAGGCGGCTGGGCATGGAAAGCCATTGAAATCCCCGCCCTTGACCCAATTACAGACGAAAGCAATTATGAGTATGAGCGGGAGGGTAAAAAGGTTTTTACCACCGCTTATTTCCGCGAGCAGAGAGAGCTTCTGAGCGCGGAACAGTTTGAAAGCGAATTCCAGCAGCAGCCCTTTGAAGCAAAGGGGCTGCTGTTCAATAAGTCGGAGCTGAACTATTTCTTTGAACTTCCGGTAGACCGTGACCCGGATGCGATCATTGCCGTGGCAGACACCGCAGAAAGCGGGAAAGACAGCACGGCCATGCCTGTTGCGGCTTTATACGGAGAGGAAGTCTACATCGTGGATGTGGTGTACGATGATTCTCCCGCAGAGGTCACAAAGCCGGAATGCGCAAAGTGCCTGATTGATAACAAAGTGGGCGATGCGCTATTTGAATCCAACAACGCAGGTATGTATTTTGCAAGAGATGTTGCGGAGCTTGTGAAAAACGCAGGATTCAACACCAGCATACGGACAAAAAGGACGATTTCCAACAAGCAGACGAGAATTGAGTTTGCATCGGATGGAATCAAGAAAAATTTTTACTTCAAGCATCCGTCCACATACAAACGAGGGTGTCAATACTGGGGATTCATGCAGGAAGTGACCACCTATGTAAGAAGCGGCAAGGTGGCGCACGATGACGCGCCTGATTCCTTGTCGTTGCTGGAGAACGAAATCCGAAACCGCATCAGCGGCAAGATTGAGATATTCAAAAGACCGTTTTAAGGGGTGACGCTATTGAGACAAATGTTTGGCAGAAAGGTCATTTATTCGGATGCTACCGATGTAAACGAGGGTAATATTGCAAATATCCTGCAAAAAGCAATGGTTGTCCACGCCGCCAACCGCGCGGACATGGAATATTTATACAGGTACTATAAAGGCGACCAGCCTATCCTTGCGAGAGTAAAGGATGTGCGCCCGGAGATCAACAACAAGATTGTCGAAAACCGGGCAAACGAAATTGTGTCCTTTAAGGTTGGCTATTTGATGGGCGAACCTGTCCAGTATGTCAGCAGAACGGCAGATGAAAAAACCGCCGAGATGGTGACAAAACTGAACGATTATGTTTTGTCCGAGGACAAACCGGCAAAGGATAAGGAATTGGCGGACTGGTTCCACATCTGCGGCACGGCTTATCGCATGGTCATGCCGGACACAGCGGAAGATAAAGATGAAGCCCCGTTTGAGATTTATACCCTTGACCCACGGTTTTGCTTTGTGGTGTATTCCGTGCAGCTGGGAAATCCTCCTCTCATGGCGGTCAAGTATGTCAAGATGGAAGATGGGACAGTCGTTTTTAGCTGTTACACGAAAGACCACTTCTATGAAGTGACCGACACATGGAAGATTGTTCGCAGCGAGCCGCAGATTTTGGGGATTCCCATTATTGAGTACCCGGCAAACCGTGCGAGACTTGGCGCGTTTGAAATCGTTCTGAATCTGCTGGATGCAATCAACAATGTGGAGTCCAACCGCATGGATGGCGTGGAGCAGTTCGTGCAGTCCTTGCTTCTGTTCCACAATGTGCGAATTTCCGAAGATCAGTATTCCGCTTTGCGGCAGGACGGCGCAATTCAGTTTGAGGACATTGACCCGCAGAAGAAAGCGGAAATCAAAAACCTTGTCACGGAGCTGAATCAGACGCAGACACAGACCCTTGCGGACAATCTGTATAACACAGTGCTGACCATCTGCGGTATGCCCAATAGAAACGGAGGGTCTTCCACTTCTGATACTGGCTCTGCAGTCATCATGCGTGACGGCTGGTCTGCGGCGGAAGCAAGAGCAAAGGATTCCGAGCTGGTGTTCAAGCGTTCCGAAAAAGAGTTTCTGAAAGTGCTTTTGCGGATTTGCAATGACTTGAGCGATTTGTCTTTGAAACTGTCTGCAATCGAGATCAGATTTACCCGGCGGAACTATGAGAATATTTCCGAAAAGGCAAATGTGCTGGTAACCATGCTGGGCAATGGAAAAATTGCGCCGCAGCTTGCATTTACACATTGTGGCCTATTTAGCGATCCGCAGCTGGCATACAAGATGAGCATGGAATATGTCGAGGAAAACGGAGGGAACAATGGAATTAACGATGGAGATGGTACGGGCGATCAACGAAATTCTCAAGAGCCGCAATCAAGCGGAGGTGAAAGTGGAGAACGGGAAGATCGTAGTAATCGAAGTGCGTAGGAAAAAGAAATACTGAGTGGGTCTTGCAAGGGCTTGACCGACAGCCGAGGGGCTATCCGAAAGGGTAGCCCCTTTTATTTTTTGATTTAACCGCCGCAAGGCGATAAATGGTCAGGGACGACCTAAAAACGCAAACGGGAGACAACCCGCAAAAACAGAAAATAGTGCTGAGTGAACAGCCTTGTTAAACGCAGGAGGTAATCAAAATGGCAAAAATCGACACCAGCAAGATCAAGGGCTATGCGGAAATGTCTTTGGATGACAAGCTGAAAGCTCTGGAAGCGTTTGAGTATGAGGATAACGCCGCAGAGCTGGAGAAGCAGAAAGCGGCAGTTTCTAAGGCGAATTCCGAAGCCGCTGCTTGGAAGAAGAAGCACAACGAGCTTCTGTCCGAGGATGAGCAGCAGAAGCAGCAGCAGGCGGAGGACATTGCCGCTATGCAGAAGGAGCTGGACGAACTAAGACGTGACAAGACAGTTTCGCAGTTCACGGCCAAGTTCATCGCACAGGGCTATGACGAAAAGCTTGCTGCCGACACCGCAAAGGCAATGGCTGACGGCGACACCGACAAGGTGTTTGCAAACCAGCAGACGTTTCTTGAGGCTTATGCAAAGCAAGTAAAGGCCAGTGCAATTCAGGGCACACCCAAGCCCGCTGCCGGAGCCGGGTCGAATGGTGCAGACTTTTCCAAAAAGGCTGCCGATGCGCAAAGCACCGGCAATTTTGCGGAGGCGGCGTACTATACCCGCCTAATGAATCAGGACAACAACACACAGTAAAGGAGAATGAATTAAAATGGCAGATACTTTTGCTACCAGCTTCGGAGTGCTGAATTACTCCGGTATGCTCTTCAACAAGGGCAACACCCGTACCCCTCTGTCTTCCATCATCGGAAGCCGGGCAAAAACCACCAACCATGTTGAGTTCGTCACAGGGCAGGAATACAGCTCTGCCGGCGGCACCCAGCCCGCTATCAGCGAGACTGCGTCTCTGACTGCACCTGATGCAACCGTGGTGACCCGCACCCAGAAAACCAATGTCACGCAGATTTTCCAGGAGACCGTAGGGGTTTCCTACGCCAAGATGTCCAATATGGGCACTCTGTCCGGCGTGAATATCGAGAATCAGCAGGCAAACCCCATCAATGAACTGGATTTCCAGGTGGGCGCAAAGATTCAGAAGATTGCCCGGGATATGGAGTTCACCTTCATCCAGGGCGCATACAACAAGGCCGCGGACGATTCCAAGATCAACAAGACCCGTGGTCTGACTACCGCCATTACCACCAATGTTACCGCTATGGCATCCAAGCCCCTGGGCCTGTGGGATGTAGCCGACATGGTGAAGAAGATTTACGGAGTAAACGCTCCCACAAATGGCCTGGTGCTGTGGTGCGATGCCGTGACCATGTTCCAGATCAATGCGGATGCCGTGCAGAACGGTCTTACCGTGGTTCCCGCCGCCCGTGAGATTAACGGTATCGCGCTGTCCAGCGTAATCACTCCCCTTGGCGTGGTTTATCTTTACCTGGGCGAGTGCCTGCCCGCTGGCACCGCACTGCTGCTGAATCTGGATGTTATCGCTCCTGTGTACCAGCCTGTTCCCGGAAAGGGCAACTTCTTCCTGGAGCAGTTGTCCAAGACCGGTGCTGGTGAAAAGTATCAGCTGTTCGGCCAGGTAGGTCTTGACCACGGACCCGAATGGTATCATGGCAAGTTCACCGGTATTTCCACCGATTTCACCGCGCCCACCTACAGCCGCAGCGTGTTCATCGCCAATGACGCAAGCAATCCCGTAAACACCAAAGCTGTGACCGGCTGATAAAGGAGGGCGGGAAGTATGACCGAAGCTGAAAAGACCGAGCTTTTAGCTACTATGACAGACCAGCAAGGAAGCGTGCTTTCCGCCTACCTTGCTATTGCTGGGGATAAAGTGCTGCGCAAACTATACCCGTTTGACGACACGATTAAAGAAGTCCCCGAACGGTATCACATGACCCAAGTAGAAATCGCCGCATATCTGCTGAACAAGCGCGGAGCAGAGGGCGAAACAGCGCACAGCGAGAATGGTATTTCCCGCTCCTATGAGGACGGCGATGTCCCGTCCTCCCTTTTGCGTGACATTGTCCCTTATGCGGGGGTGGTGAAATGAGATGTATGGATCGGAACAAATCGGCATTTTGGTATCTCCTGTATGACGGGAAAACTATGAATATGTCCGATGACGGCTACGAAACCGGGCAAATGTCTGTGAAATACAAGGACGCAGTGAAAATGCTGGCGAATATCTCCCCCGCATCCGGGGCGGCGCAAGTGGAGCAATTCGGGCAATTTGTTTCCTATGACAAGGTCATCGTCACGGATGACATGGATTGCCCCATTGCAGAAGATACCGTTTTGTTTGTGGACAAAAATCCGGAATATAAGGACGGGAAACCGCTTTATGACTACATCGTAAAGCGCGTGGCCAAATCTCTGAATTCTATCTCTATTGCCATAAGCAAGGTGAATGTGTCGTGAAGCACAAGGTTGTTACCACCCTCTCTCCATCCGGCGTACAGCAGATGATCGATTCCGTTCGGGAGTACCGGGAATGGATAAAAAGCGGCTGTGCAAGGCTTTTGGAGCGCCTTACACAAGAGGGATACGAAGTGGCAAGCGCAGGCTTTGCGAGCGCCGAATATGACGGCACAAACGATGTAACCGTGTCTGTCGAAGATCGAGGAAAAATAAAGGCCGTTGTCGCCGTTGGCGGCACGGTCTTATTTATTGAATTTGGCACAGGCGTAACATACCCGGATAATCACCCGGAAGCAAGGGGCTTGGGAATGGAGCACGGAGAATATGGTCAAGGGCGCGGAAAACAATCCACATGGGGTTATTACGGAGAACCCGGTACAAACGGAACCGTTGTAGGCGAAAGAGCAAAGGGGACGCTTGTTCTTACACATGGTAATCCGGCCAATATGCCCATGTATAACGCCGTAAAAGAATTGGAGTTGCGGCTTGGAGAAATTGTAAAGGAGGTGTTCGGATGATTGATGTGGAACGGATGATTTTTACCCCGATTGCAGAAGCCTTGCGAAAGAAGTTCAAGGGGATAGATGTTTCCGGGGCGTATATAAAATCTCCCCCCAATTTCCCCCACGCAAGCATTGTGGAACAGGACAATTACACGACCACATTTAATCAGGACAGTTCCGGCGCCGAACGGTATGCAACCGTCATGTATGAAGTCAATGTCTACTCCACCAAAACCGGCGAAAGCAAATCAGAGTGCCGCAGCATCCTGTCAGAAATCGACAAAATGCTGTATGCAATGAATTTTACACGCATTTCCATGACACCCGTCCCGAACATGGACAGTGCGTCAATCTATCGCTTAGTGGCACGATACCGTGCCGAAACGGACGGAAACACACTTTTTAGGAGGTAAATTATGGCAATCAGTACCTATAAAATTTTCCTGATGCAGAAAAGCTCTCCCGGGACCACCTGGACAAAACTGGTGGACATCAAGGAGTTCCCTGACCTTGGCGGTGACCCCGAAATGCTGGAAACCACCACCCTGTCTGACAAGATGCAGACCTACATCGCCGGTATTCAGTCTATGGACGGCCTGAGTTTCACGGCAAACTACACACTGGCAGATTACAAGACTCTGAAAGCAAAAGAGGGTACGGAAGCGGATTATGCCGTGTGGTTTGGCGGCACAGAAGCCGGTGGCTCTGTTACCCCCACCGGCTCTGACGGAAAGTTTTCCTTCAAGGGCCAGCTTTCCGTGTATCCCACCGGCGGCGGCGTAAACGAAGTGGTCGGAATGAATATCACCATCGCGCCCACCTCGGTCATCACTTTGGATGACGGCGAGTAAGGAGGAATTATGGCAAAGACAATGACCATCGAGCACAACGATGTGAAATATGTGCTGGAATACACCAGAAAATCTGTGGAAATGATGGAGCGGCAGGGCTTCGAGATCGAGGAATTGCAGCGCAAGCCTATGACCTATCTGCCGGCCCTGTTTGCTGGCGCTTTTTTGGCGCATCACCGCTATGTAAAGCGTGATGTTATCGACAAGATTTACGCCCAGCTGCCCAACAAGGGAGATATGCTGGGCAAGCTGGTGGAAATGTATAGCGAACCCATTGTAGCGCTCATGGATGATCCCGAAGCCGAGGGAAACGCCAGCTGGACGGTGGACTGGTAAGCGAACCGCCGCCCGATAAAGAGGGGGGCAATACCCCCCTCTACGCTTACACGGAAAAGTTCTATGAGGTTTTCCCTTATTACCTTGCAATAGGGATGACCTACGAGCAGTTCTGGGAAATGGATTGCGAGTTGGTCAAGTACTACCGCAAGGCAGCGAAAATCAAGCAGGACTTGGACAACCAAAACGCATGGCTACAGGGTGCGTATTTCTATGAAGCCTTGGCGGATGTATCGCCTATTCTTCATGCGTTCGCAAAGAAAGGTACAAAGCCTATTCCGTATCGAGATTCCCCCTATCAGGTGGGTGAAAGCTATAATTCTGCGGAGAAAAAAGTGAAAGAGCAGAAGAATGATAGCCGTGCAAAAGCAATCATGGAAATGTTCATGATTGCAAATAACAAGAAATTCGAGCCGGGAGGTGAAAAGCATGGACAATCTTGAAATTCGCGGACTTGAATTTCAAATCAAAGAGAACAGCGACAGTGCCGTTGCGTCTTTGGGACGGCTTGAAAAAGCGTTGTCCTCCCTAAAGACGGCTACTTCCGGCGGAGCGTCCGGCGTAAGAACTGCTGCAAATCAGATTGCTGCGCTCAATAAAGCGCTGTCTGGGTCCGGAGCAGTTGGGCAAAAACTTAAATCTATCGCTGCCGGGCTAAAGGCCATATCCGATGTTGGAACCGTTAAGATTCCAAAATCGCTTGGGACTAATATGCAATCGCTCGGAACGGCACTATCCGGGATTTCCGATGGCGATATAGACAAACTCTACAATGTCGCAGATGCTTTGCGCCCGCTATCCGAACTGGAAAGTGCGCACATGCGTTCGTACATTAACCAGCTCAGCGCTTTTCCGGACGTTGTGCGCGAACTCCGCGCCGCAGACATTGACGAGTTTTCAAACCAAATGACCCGGCTTGCAAATGCGCTGAGACCGTTTGCCACAGAAATGCAACATGTAGCCGATGGATTTAGTGCTATGCCGTCTCGAATTCAGAGGCTCATAAAAACGACCGAGCAGTACAACAACACGGTAAACAAAGGATCCACCCAAACGAGCCGATTTGGGATTTCCCTCAAAAACATAAAAACGGCAGCGGTTGTGGCCGGAATTCGTATGATACGCCAAGGAATCAGCAAGGCCATCACTGAATCAAATGCCTACCAAGAGGATTTGAACCTGTTTACCGTGGCTATGGGTCAATACGCAAAAGAAGCCAAAGAGTATGCGGAAAATGTTGGCGATATAATGGGCATTGACCCTGCAAAATGGATGCGGAATCAGGGCGTATTTAACACTTTGCTGTCCGGCTTCGGCTCTGTCGCAGACCGTTCTTACCTAATGAGTAAGAACCTTACACAGCTCGGCTATGACATTTCCTCGTTCTTCAACATTTCCGTTGAAGATGCTATGCAAAAGCTGCAATCCGGCGTTTCTGGCGAATTGGAACCGTTGCGTAGATTGGGCTATGACCTGTCGCAAGCCAAACTGGAACAAACCGCATTGACGCTGGGAATCGAAAAGTCTGTTTCCGCCATGACGCAGGCAGAAAAGGCGGAGCTGCGTTACTACGCCATTATGACACAGGTAACAACGGCGCAGGGCGACATGGCTCGAACCTTAGAAGCGCCAGCTAACCAGTTGCGCATTTTTAAGGCACAGATTGAGATGACAGCCAGGTCTATCGGTAATATCTTTATTCCTATCTTGATGAAGCTTTTGCCGATCGCCATTGCTATAGCTAAGGCAATTCGGAAACTTGCGGACGCTATCGCTAAATTGTTCGGATTTGAGTTGTCGGACATTGATACTTCCGGTGTAAAGAATCTTGCAAGCGGGGCAGAAGACACCGCAGCTGGCCTTGATGATGCCACCAGCGCGGCAAAAGAACTGAAAAAGTCCGTTATGGGCTTTGATGAGCTTAACATTCTGAACGGCAACACTGCGTCCGGGTCTGGTTCTGCAGGCGTGTCCGGCGGCAGCGGTTTTGACTTTGAATTGCCTGAGTATGATTTTATTGGCGATGCTGTAAGTAAGCAGATTGATGAAGTCACGCAGAAGCTCAAAAATGCGCTCCCGTGGATTCTTGCAATTGGCGCCGGATTAGCGGCGTGGAAACTTGGCCCAAAACTCGGCCTTGATTTGCAGAAAACCATTGGCTTGGCTGTCGGTATTTTTGGTGCGCTTACGCTGGTGCAAAACATTCTCGATTCAATCGTAAACGGCGTTACAGAAGAGAACATGACCGGCATGATTTTCGGCATGACGCTTGCCGTGACCGGGCTATATGTTGCACTTGGGCCGGTTGCTGGAGGAATTACAGCTATTGTTTCCGGTCTTGCTGTGCTGGCTGTTGCGTTTTCTGATGCAGAGAAAAGCGGATGGAATTTCCAGAACCAAATGCTTGCTATTGCAGGGATTCTTGCGGCAGGTGTCGGGATCGGTATACTGACTGGTTCTTGGATTCCTTTGCTAATCGCAATGATTGCATCCCTGCTTCTTAGCATTACTACGTCGACCGGGCACGGACAAGAACTTATCAACGGCGTAAAAGAGACTTTGCAAGGTTTTATTGACTTCTTTGCTGGAATCTTTACCGGAGATACGGAGCGCACAGCGAAAGGAATCGAGGGAATCTTTTCCGGGCTAAAAGGAATAGTCGGCTCCGTTATTGATGGCATAAGGGACTGGCTAAATGGGCTGTTGGATTGGATCGACAAAAAAACAAACGGAAAGCTCAAACCGCTTATTACTGGAATCAAGGCTATTGTAACCGCCGTTTTTGGAAACATCAAGCAAACCGTCGGGAATATAATCGACGACATTAAGACGATTTTCTCCGGGCTAATCAAGTTTATTTCCGGCGTTTTCTCGGGCGATTTTGACAAAGCGTGGGAGGGAATTAAGGACATTTTTAAGGGCATTTGGAACACCATAATCGATCTGCTTAATGGAGCAATCAACATCATCATCAAAGGGCTTAACTGGCTCATTAAGCAGATGAACAAGATCAGTTTCGATGTCCCTTCGTGGGTGCCGTTTGTAGGGGGCAAATCTATTGGAGTAAACATTGACTATATCAGCGAAAATGTGCTCCCGCGCCTCGCTAAAGGCGCAGTTATCCCCGCAAACGATGAATTCCTTGCCGTACTCGGCGATCAGACCCGCGGAAATAACATTGAAGCCCCGGAAGGACTTATTCGGAAAATTGTCCGCGAAGAATCCGGCGGTTCTGGAGAAGTCCATGTAACCATTGTTCTCGACAGCGTGACTGGGAAGAAATTGTTTGAAACAGTGGTCAGAGAGAACAACGCCGTTGTCCGGGCGACTGGGGCAAGTCCTCTTGTTACATAAGGAGGTCAAATGGCAATTTTAACCATTACAAAGGCAGACGGGGCAAATGTCCCGCTGCCTGACCCCAGCGAATATTCGTGGGGCATACAGGATGTTGACGCAGATGGAACGGGGAGAAACCAAAACGGGGACTTGTTTCGTGACCGGGTAGGGATTAAGCGTAAGCTAACTCTATCGTGGCCGCCCATGAAATCCGCGCCGATGTCCACATTGCTGCAGGCTGTAGACGAGGTTTTTTTCAAAGTAAAATATCCCGATGCTATGACCGGTTCTGAGCGGCAAATGACCGCCTATGTCGGCGACAGGACAGCACCCATGTATAGCCTTATTGATGGCGAATATCAATGGGAAGGGCTTTCCATGAACTTCATCGAGAGGTGAGCCATGCATACTGTAACAGACGCATTTACCGCCGCGTGTTCTGCACCGGGGCGTGAAATCACCAGCAAGGTAAATTTCAACGGTACGACAGACCTTCCCGCATCGGAGATACAGGAGATCGTTGTAACGGAGCAATTCGGCTCATCGGATGGCGTGACCATCGGCGCGGCGTTTTCGTCCAGCTGCAAGGTTACATTCTACAAGCAGGACAATCTGCCGCTGAACGGTGCGTATTTTATCCCCTCTGTCGGTATCATGGTGGGCGGTGAAGCCCAGTATGTGCAAAAGAATAAATACTACATCCCTTCAGATGGCGTAGAGGATAGTGGGAAACTGTGGGTAACTGTTACAGGCTACGACCGTATGGCTGGGCTGACAGAGGACTATATGCCCACCATCACATTCCCGGCTGCTCCGGCGCAGGTGCTGGCAGATGTCTGCAAACAGGCTGGTGTAACACCGCCTGCCGTTACTATGCCGAGTATTCAGATCGATGCGCCTTACACAGGCACTCTGCGGCAGCAGCTGGGATGGCTGGCCGGTCTTATCGGTTGTAACGCAAAGTTTGACGCAACGGGAAACCTTGTCTTTTGCTGGTATGCCGATGGCGGTCTTACGATTGGCCGCGACACGCAGTACATGGATGGCTTGAAGCTGACCACTGATGATGCATTTACGATTCACAGTCTCTTGACTGGAACGGATAGTAACCCCATCAGTGTGGGAGCGGGAAAAGGTATTACCGCCATTAACCCATACATGACCGCAGAGGTAGCAGAAACCGTTTTTGCCAAGATTGACGGTAAAACAATGCGGCCTTGCACCGTTAAGTGGCGTGGGAATCCAGCCGTTGAAGCGGGAGACATTGTTTCTGTTATAGGCGGCAGCGGAGAGAATCTGACGGCCTATGTGATGGAGCTAAAAACGCAAATCAAGGGCGGAATGTCCGCCGACTTGACTTGCTATGGCCCATCGGATACAGACTATGCTACCCCTTCTCCATCGGAACAGAAGTTCAAAAGGATGTATGACGATGTTGTAAAGTCGTTTCAAGATGCTACCCAAAAAATAATCGGAGCACAGGGTGGTTATTTTGAAATCACTTATAACAAAGACGGCTACCCTACTGGCTGGACGCTGAGAAATACCCCCACCGTGGAAGATAATACCAAAATGTGGATCATGTCCACCGGTGGCCTGGGATTTTCTACTGACGGGGGAAAGACCATCAGTAAAGTAGCCCTGACGATGGACGGCACGATCAACGGTGCGGCCCTTGCCATAGGTTCTGTTAGTCAGGATGCGGTTTCTGGACTCTCCCAAAAACTCATAGCCATTGACGGGAAATTTGAGTCCACCATCAGCAAGACAGAAGCCCAGAAAACCTATGCCACAAAAACCGACCTTGAGAATATCGAGCTTACCCCCGGGCCTCCCGGCCCTGCAGGGGCAGACGGAAAGGACGGCACCAATGGTACCAACGGTCTTTCTGTATGGATTACTTACCATGACGACACGGCAACACCGGCAACTCCGACTGGAAACGGTACGCTGAACGGCTGGCACACGGACTTAACCGCTTCCGTTGTTTGGATGTCGCAGAAGGTAGCGGCATCGGCTACGGCTGGTGCGTGGGGTACTCCTATACGGATTTTGGGGCAAGACGGTCAGCAGGGCGAAAAAGGCGATCCCGGTAAAAATGGCACAGACGGGAAGGATGGCGCTGCGGGTGTTTCCGTCACGAACACGGATGTGGAATATTACCTCTCCGCCTCTGAGACAGAGCTTTCCGGCGGCACATGGCAAGCAAATGCCCCGGAGATCACGGACGGCACCTACCTTTGGGGCCGCACGAAGATCACCTATTCCAACGGCCAAACGGCCTACACCGGCGCATACTGCATCAGCAAGGCAATGGCCGACAGCGCCAAGCCCCAAATCGATCAGGTGGTGCAGACCACCCGGCAGCAGATCACCGATGTGCAACAAAATGTAAATTCCATCATCCTGTCGGCGCTGGAAAACTATGTGAAAACCGGGGATTTTGGTAGTTACAAGGAGGAGGTCAGCTCACAGCTGTCTCTGCTGTCCAATCAGTTGACCCTTAAATTCGACAAAGCCACCGCAGACATAACGAAGGTAAACGGAGACCTACAGGGAAAGTATGAATCCATTACGAAGTCGTTTAATTTTGACATTGAGAATGGATTGGTCATTGGAGAAACCGGCAACCCCGTATATCTGCAGCTGAATAATGACATTTTGCAGTTTGTGCGCAACAACACACCAGAACTGTGGATCACGGCTGACGGCGTAGTGACAAATCGCATTAATACGGATGCACTGGTAATCGGCAATGTGATTTTCCAGAAAGATGACGTTGGCGATGTAACCATCTATTAAGGGGGAGACGATATGAGCGTATTCCAAACACTGACGCTGGAGCAGGTTGGCCAGTCCATAGCCAATAACACCTCCAAGGTGCGCGTTAAGTGGACATCACAGCAGACCGGCTCCAGCTATAACGATGCCCCCGGTGATAAGGCGTATTACTACATTACCCTTAACGGCGGGACGAGGACGGAGCACACGGTGGCGTTTACGCTGCCGCAAAATACTACCAAGACCATCCTGGACACTACCATCACCGTCAACCACAATCCGGACGGCACCGGCAGCGTCAAGGTTGATACGTGGATGAATACGGAGATCAGCGCGGGCGTAATCGAGCAGACAAAGACGCTGACACTTGACACTATCCCCCGGGCATCGGTAGTGTCGGCACCCAAAACCGGCGCCCTTGGCTCGGCCCTTAAAGTCGAGATTGACCGCAAGAGCGCGAGTTTTACTGATAAGCTATATTACAAGGTCGGCAGCAAAAGCGAGGAGCAGATCACGGCATATGACGGCAAGCTCACCTATAACTGGAAGCCGCCTGTTAGTCTGGCCACCAATGCCCCCAACAGCACAAAGCTTACGGTGACGCTTATCACAAAGACCTACAATGGCAGCACCTATGTAGGCCGCTCGGAGTGTGTCGTAGAGCTATCCATACCGGAAAGTGTCGCGCCCACCTTGTCTGTGGCGCTTAGCGATCCCTATGGGATCAGCGCGACATATGGCGGCTATGTGCAGATGCGTAGCAAGATCAAGGTGGAACTGACCGCTGCAGGATCGCAGGGCAGCACCATCAAGTCTTACAGCATCAAGGTTGGTAATTTTTACGCCGCTACCACATCCAGCGGGACAACGGATTATCTACCATCCTCCGGAAATGTAGACGTTGTCTGCGCTGTTACGGATAGTCGAGGGCGCACCACCACCAAAAAGCAGACCGTCACTGTCCTCCCGTATAGCAAGCCTACTATATCGGCTATTTCTGCCGCCCGATGCAACCAAGACGGCTCGGCCAATCGTTCTGGTGCTTACGGCAAGGTGACCTTTAGCGCCGCCATTACCAAGCTATCCGGCAAAAATACAGCAGCCTATAAGGTGCAGTATCGGGCACACGGCGCGGAGACGGAGAGATGGACGGATGCCGGAAGTGTGGCAAATGGCAATTATAATCCGGCCAATGTGTATGTGGTATTTGCCGCCGACACCAATACCAGGTACGCTGTCCGCGTAGTGGCAACGGACAAATTTGAGAGTGTCGAGTCAACCATCCGAGACCTGCCTGCGGCGTTTATCCTGATGGATTTAGCCAAGTCCAAAAAGTCTGTTGGCGTGGGTCGTGAGTGCGACAAGAAGAACACCTTCCAGGTGGGCTTGTACAGCCACTTTGAAAAACCGGTAAATCAGGAAGTTAGCAGCAACCCCTGGTATGGACTGAATGACGGCACCAACCAGTGGCATTTGCAGGCGCAGCAGGCCAGCAATAAGTTAGCCCTTGGCCTGACCTGGGACAGTTCCCTCAAGATCGACACCAATGGCAACGTGACACTGCCCGAGAATCTTACCGGGAAATATCTCACCGGCACATGGCTGCAGGCCACGGCGGCCACGGACTTGGGGAAAGCACCGCCTTATGTGTGCGTATTTGACGCCAACGGCTGGCTGTATAAACGGAAGCTGTCGGAGCTGTTTTCGGATATGGGCATCCCGGCGCAGAAGGATTATGTGGTGGAGCGCGGCACATCCAGCTCCTGGCACTACGAGAAGTGGAACAGCGGGAAGCTGGAGCTGTGGCGGCAGACGACCTCCAGCAACTTGGGCACGACCGGGCAGATAAACGGCTGGTACTACAGGGCGTACACGATGGCACTGCCGCCGAATCTGCTCAAGACCATACAGGACGTGCAGTGCAACTGCGTGTGGGGCACCGGCGTGTCCTTTGCATCCGGCAGCGCTGACGCGGCGAATTTCAAGGCGATCTATTTCAGCAATCAAAATGGCGGGGCCGGTACGTTCTGGCACAGGATCACCGGCACATGGAAATGAGGAGGTATGCTATGAATCCCTTGTGGCTGTTATTGATTATCCCCGCATCATCGTGCTTGGGGTTTATGTTTGCCGCTCTGCTGGCGGCAGGAAAGGAATGAACATGACGGAAACTATCATTGTGGCCCTGATTACCGGCGGCTTGTCGCTGCTGGGGGTAGTCATCACAAGCAACAAGACCACCCGGGATGTGCAGGCCAAGCTGGATACGCATCAGGCCGTCACCGATACCAAACTGGAAGAACTGACCAGAGAGGTTCGGGAGCACAACAATTTTGCCCGGCGCGTCCCGGTGTTGGAGGAGCAGATCAAGGTTGCCAACCACCGCATCGCGGACCTGGAAAACAATCATTAATTTTTGCGGTGCCCGATTCGGGCACAGAAAGGAGCAAACCATGAAAATCCCTGACAAGCTGTATGACATTCTCAAGTGGGTGGTCATCATCGTCCTGCCGGCCATCGCCACGTTGTACGCGGCCCTGTCCGCCGTGTGGGCCTGGCCCTACTCGGAGGAGATCGTCACCACCATCACCGCCGTGGACACCTTCCTGGGCGCGGTGCTGTGTATCTCCACGGCCACTTACAACAAGGAGGAAAATGAAAATGGCTAA